CGATGAACAAAGAAAACTTAATGAAAATGCTAGCGAAGGTATCAAAGATTCATTAGGAGATTATTTAAAAATAAAAAACACTTATGAAGAACTTATTTCGCTTGGTGAAGGTAATGTAGAACAAATTGGTAATGCACAAGGGAAAGTCGATGAGTTAAATAGTATATGTGGCGAAACAGTAGTGCAGATTGAAAACGGTCATTTAAAATGGTTGGAATCAAAGGAAGCAATTTTAGAAAATATCGAAGCGTTAAAACAAAAATACATTATCCAAGCTAATGAGGAATCATATACAAAAGCACTTTCAAAGCAAAGCGAGGTACAAAGTAAATTAACGCTTGCTCAAAATGATTACAACAAAATCGCTAAAGAATGTAGTGGATTTTTGGATGAGATGGGCATCAGTTTGGACGATGTTTTAAACGGAAATGTAAATTATGCTAAAGTATTACGTCAGTTAACTCCAAAACAACGTGATGCAATAGATGCTTTTATAAAAGCTAAAGAAACTTTAGATGATGCAACCAAAGCTTCAGTTGAAAACAAAGATGCATTAGAAAAAATGAGTGCTGCACAAGAATTTAATATTTCAAAAACTACACTACAAAAAGATGGAGTTAAAGGGTTAGTAGAAAATTATGAACTGCTAACCGGTAAATATAGCTCTGTCATTGGTAAAAGTGGTGAAGTGACTATGACATATGATACATTAAAGTCTGCTTTAATGGCATATGATGACGTAATTAAAGGTCATGGTGAAAATAACGAGTTAATGAGTGAGGAAGAAAAAGCGAATGCTCAGGAATGTAAAAATGTTGTAATTACACAACTCGCAGAAAAAGCAGTAGCTCACGAACAAAGCTATGAAAAAATGAAACAAGAATTAGGTAGCGCGTGGGATGTGATGACTGATAAAGAAAAAGAAAGTTTGAAAAAGCAGTACAATGATTTAAAGAAAGCGAAAGATGCTGAAAAGGAACTTATTAATAATCAAAAAGATGCGCTTCTAAAAGTGCTGGATGATTACAACATTGGTCGTAGTGACAAACAAGCTAAACAGTGGAAACAAGAATTGGAAGAAGCACAAAAAAATGGTAGTGAGCAAGGTCAAGAATATATTGATAATCTAGTTAAAGATTTAATGACTGGAAAAATTAAAACAGATCAACAAGGTGATGAAATAGGTAAAGGATTTAAATCTAACCTAGAAAAGAATATCGCATATTTTAAATCTGACGATGTTGATGCCAGATCCAAACTAGATGCGTTAAATAGATTAACTTTACAAGATAAAGTGGCATGGCTTGAATTTAAAAGTAAGACTAATGGATTTAAGCTGGTAAATGGAATTGTTGGTGGTGAAGGCATTGTCAGTATTAAAGAGTTTGCCAACGGTGGTTTCCCTGATATGGGGCAAATGTTCGTTGCTAGGGAAGCTGGTCCAGAGTTAGTAGGACGCATTGGTAAGAAAACAGCAGTTGCTAATAACGATCAAATTGTAAGTGCAGTAAGTGGTGGTGTTTACAACGCTATGCGTAGTGCTATGGCTGGTATGAGTGGTGGCGGTAAATTTGAGATTCATACAACTGTTGAAATAGATAAAAAAGCAGTAGGAAAATCAGTAGTGGACTATAACAATGGAATAGTTAAACAAACGGGTAAAAGTCCGTTGCTAATTTAAAGGAGGGATTGAAATGGACGATGTTATTAAAATTAATGGAGTAGGTTTCAACCCTTCTTCATTAGAATTTCAAGTTTATGATTTAGACGGTGAAGAAGGCTCGGGACGTAATCAAAACGGAGAAATGTTTAGAGATAGAAAAGCAGTTAAGCGAAAGATTGTTTGTACATTTAACGGTCTTACAGATGCTATGGCTAGCAAATTACTTAAAGCAGTTGAACCAGTATTCTTTTCTTTAGAATATCCTGATCCAGTTGAAAACAAGCGTAAAACAATAACTGCTTATGTTGGTGATAGAACTATGCCGATATTTAAATATGATGCGGTTAAAAAATGCTGGATATGGGAAACGATTAATTTAAATTTTATTGAAAGGTAGAGATAGCATGATTAATACAAACGAAGAATTTAATTCATCGGTCATAGCACAAGACCGTGTTATCAATGCCAAAGTCATTTTTAATGGCACAACAGAATTAATCAATGAAGTCATATCTGTTGCTTTAGACGAAATTTCTTGTAGCGAATCAACTTTAAAAATTGGTGAAATAAATACTAATAAAGCAACTGTCAAATTCAAAATGCCTGATAACAAGATCCCGTTAAAAAATAGTACAGTAAAAATTTATAGTGGTGTAAATGGTGTTTATGTATGTAAGGGTACATATTACACAGCTGAGATTGATAAATCAGACAACAGCGACTTTATAACAGTTGTAGCTTATGACAGCACATATCGTTTAAATAAAACATATATACCTGATATTGAATACCCTAATAGTTTATCGAATGTAATAAATGATATTTGTAGCCAGTGTAATATCTTGCACGATATAAAAAATATACCGGACATTATAATTGATGGATATATTGATAATATGACGTGTAAACAATTCCTAGGCTATATGATGGGCTTAATGGGGTGTAATGGAACAATAAATCCAGACGATAAATTAATCGCATATTGGTACAAGGATTGTGGTATTGAGATAACTTATGATTTGCAGTTTATGAACGGTTTCAACAGAACTACTGACGAGGACATAGTAATCAACTCGTTAACAAGCGGTGATAGTGAAAATGTACTGGTAGCTGGAAATGGATTCGGTATAACTTTCGAAAATCCGTATATGAAACAAGAAATATTAGACAGTATATTTGAGCGGATTAAAGGTTTTACATACACACCATGTACTGTAGAGTGGCGAGGTAACCCAGCTTTAGAAATAACTGATATTGTTAAAGTTGAAGATAAAAATGGTGTTTTACATAATGTACTGCTAAGTGAACATACAATAGTGCTTACGGGCATGAAATCGAACATAACTTGTAAAGGTGAAACTGAAATAGATACAGTTATGAATCAGTCACCTACAGACATTAAACTAAATAAGCTGTATGCCACATTAACAAATGCTTTTAAAAATACTACTGATAAAATTTTAGGCAATCAGGGCGGTTATTACAGAATTGATATGAACGACGAAGGTTTTCCTTCAGGATGGACTATCATGAATACTCCTGAATTAAGGGATGATACACATTTGTGGAGATTTACAGCCGGTGGTCTAGGCTATTCTGAAGATGGTGGAAAGACATTTAAAAATTTAGCCTTTGACCTTGATGGTAATTTCAATGCAAATGTTATTACAACTGGTATATTGCAAGGTGAAATGTTTGAACTTGATTTACAGACGGGTGTTATTAAGATTGGGAAACGTGATTCAGAGGGTGAAATAAGCAATCCTAGCTTTTATCTAAATGAAAAAGGCGAGTTGACAATAAAAGCCTTTGAAGAAATAAAAGAGGAGCTACAAGCTAAAAAATACCTAGTATCCTTAGATAATAGTGGAACTGTCCTAAACAAGCCAACAGATACAATTACATTAAGTGCAAAAGTATATGATGGCAATAATGATGAAACAAACAACATAAGCAGTATTAGTTTTAACTGGTACAGAGTATCGAGTGATAGCGAAAGCGATAAAACTTGGAATAACAGTCACAAAGGGAAACGTTCGATAATATTAACACCTGATGATGTAAATGTTAACGGCAGTTTCTATTGTGAAATAACATTACCGATTGGTACTAGAAAAACACTGTCTATCAGCATAACTGATAATAATGACATTGCTAATTTAGAAGGCAGTTTCTTGGATGTCACTGGTGTCAATACAGTTCAATCATATGATGAAGGTTATGTACCAAACTGGGAAGAAACCCCAGCAGTTATTACCCCCGCGGTTTTAGATGGATTATTAAATGTGGATTTAAGTAATTGTGATATTGTCTTTAAAAAGATAATCAACAGTTCAGAAACTGGACTTACGAATGGCGAGAATGTTAGCAATGGAATATTGAATGTAAGTAAAAATATTATGACCAAGGCTAATCCGGCGGTTACATATGTCTGTTATGTATCGTATAAAAACACAAGTATTAAACTGTTTACGTCATTTAGTTTAAATGTACTGGGTAAGGACGGTGCTGACGGTAGTGATGGAAAAGATGGAGCAGTGGGACCGCAAGGTCCAACTGGGGATGATGGTGTTAGTGTGATTAGTATCACACCTTACTTTGCAGTTAATGCCAGCAGTACGACACCACCTGACAGCGGATGGATAACTGCTCAACCGGTTAGAGCAAATGGGCAGTATCTATGGCGCAAAGATACGACAAAATTTAGTAATAATACTACCTCAACAACAATTCCATTCGTCATTACCGGAGATAAAGGCGATACTGGTCCACAAGGGCTTCAGGGACTTCAGGGTCCACAAGGTAATCAGGGAATTCAAGGACCGGTTGGACCTAAAGGAAATGATGGTTCTAGTGGAAAGACTTCGTATTTTCACATTAAATATAGCAGTGTTGCCAATCCGACAAGCTCTAGTCAAATGACGGAAACTCCGTCGGTTTATATTGGTACTTATGTTGATTACACTGAAACCGACAGTACAGATCCAACAAAATATACATGGGCGAGATTTCAGGGAATTCAGGGAGCTCAGGGGACACAAGGAATACCGGGAACTAATGGTGTAGATGGCAAGACTTCTTATCTCCATATAAAATATTCTAATGATGGCGGGAAGTCGTTTACTGCAAACAGTGGAGAGACAGCAGGTGATTATATTGGACAGTGTGTAGACTTTAATTCTAATGATCCTACAAATGTTGACAGTTATACATGGTCTAAAATCAAAGGTGAACAAGGACCTCAGGGAATTAAGGGGGTTGCTGGAGCGGATGGAGTAAGTTCTTATTTCTATATAAGATACTCTCAAAA